TTATTTTGAACAATTCCTAAAGAAGTGGGAATTCAACAAATCAATGGAAAAGTTTGTCCAATTTTTGAATTTCGTTTCTTTCAAATATAACGTTTCATTTGACGATTTGTCAAACGACTTCAAGGAATTTGTGAAGGATGAGAAGGAAAATTTAGTTTCAACCAATATGACGGATGAATATAAAACGTATCTCGACAACAACGAGGAAGAACTTGAAAAGTCGTTTGGTGTCGCAAACAAATTCCAGACTTGCACAAGGGGGTTAAAAATCCGTGGTTCGTATCCCACCATAGAGGAGGCAGAGCTTAGGTGTAAGATGTTGAGGGAGATTGACCCCAATCATGATGTGTTCGTTGGGCCCGTTGGGTTGTGGATGCCGTGGGATCCGGAGGCTTATAAAACGGGGAGAGTGGAATATATGGAGGAGGAACTAAATCAGCTCATGCACGAGAAGACGAAGAACGAGTCGAATGCCAAGCATGCGTTTGAACAACGTGTCAAGGAGAGTAAGCAAAAGGCGATTGAAGAGAACATTAAGAATGCTGAAAAGACCGGTAATATGCTGACCCAATCTATCGATGAACAAGGTAATCTGGTGGGCGTAAACAACATTAACACACAAGAGGGTTCAGTTAAAGAAAATGATACCATCTCTGCGGCGGATATTCGCATGGAGTTGTTCGAAGGCGAAAATATCGTTGTTGGTAAAACGGACAATGGAAAGAGCGAACTAATTAGTGGTCCTTTTGCCACGAAAAAGTAATTTTCGCATTAATCGACCAATAGTTATATTTATAAATAAAATATTAAAGATTAGTATTTTATTTACAATTATACGTCTCACAATATAGATAAAATATACTATATTAATTTGAATAAACGAACTGATCGAAGAGAACAGATTGAAAAGGAACTTAACGAATTTGGCCTGAAATATGAACGATTTGAAGCAATTGAAACTCATGGTTTTGGTACACATGGTTGTGGGTTGTCTCATTTGGCTGTTTTGAAACTAGCAAAGGAAAACAACTACAAGAATGTACTTATTTTGGAAGATGATTTTACATTTTTGGTATCCAAGGATGAATTTGAACAAGAATTAACATCCTTTTTCAATTTGAAAATTCCTTTTGATGTATTAATGCTGTCATACAATTTGTATCAGGGCGAGGATACCGAATATGGGTTCATAAATAAAGTTAAGGATGCGCAAACGGCATCTGGATATCTAGTCAATAAACATTATTATGATATATTGATAGATCTGTATGAGTGGGCAATGCCGTTACTAAACCAAACCAAACAGCATCCGATTTATGCGAATGACATGGCGTGGAAAAAATTACAACCAAAGGATAGTTGGTATTATTTTACCAAGCGCATTGGAAAACAGGCGCCTGGGTATAGTGATAACGAGCAACAATTTTTTGATTACGGTGTATAATGATTACGTTGTATAAAAATAATCATTATAAATAGTCTTATTTATGTGTCGCTTTTACACCTTTTCTCATTTGAAACGCCCATTTACAGGGGTAAAAAAAACAAGAAAATTAGTAAAGTCAATAGTAGGAATTACACCTACGATGGTCTAACTTTTTCCATTGAGAGTGCAATGGTGAAAGACGCTTTAGTGATTTCTAACGCTCCCCCCCCCTTTTCCTCCACTTTTTTCAAAAGTGGATTTCCAAAAGGGAGACCATAACAATAACATTTTTTTGGCTCCACACGGGGGCAAAGCCCCCGTAAACCCCTTTTTGCTCCACTTTTTCCAAAAGTGGATTTTCTAAAGGTGGGTTACCATTTGGTCGCCTTTTTTACATTAATTTTGGGTCCAGCACCTCGTTTTTTCGCATTTCCCGGGTCATATTTATCATCTTCTTCGTCTGAGTTGAACCCCTTGGACAATTCCCAGAACTCCTTTGACCCTAATTTGAAGTCATTATGATTATCGGCCTTATACCAGAACACCTGGTCCTGTAATTTGTTCGATTTTGAGTTGTTATTTATCACAAGACACTCATAATTCTCTGTGCATTGGTCCATGACTTGACAAAAGGACTCGAATGTGGGGAACATCCCCGCATAATTGTCATAGATGCGCCTTCGATTCGCTATGTAGGGCTCGCGCAAAATAAAAACGTAATCAATATTAGTCCTTAATACCGGCGGAACTCCCAACGGGTATTGCATAGTTATGATTAACATTATCTTCCAATGTCTCATTGGATACCATTCTCTATTAGGCATTTCTTCCTAACGTCATTGAATTTATGCTTTTTAAATGGGCATAACATGCTCTCGCATGGGATTAGACTATATCTTAAGGCTTCATCGGAAATGGTTAGTTCCCTCCGCCCCACGGGCATTTAGTCGTTGAACAATCTTCATACCCTTACCATATTGGGTTTAGAAGACTTGCTGCGGGTTGTCTCTATTTTATACCTTTTTACTATACCTTATGTGATTAGCATAAGCCACCAATGTATTTCTACAATGGTTTAGTAGCATAAACCTAACAAGATGTCTCCGCAATTTGGACGTGTCGCGTATTATACAAATACACTAGCCTAACTTTTGGTTAGACTACGGCAAACATTTCACCGTTCATGAATAGGAGCCGCATCATCTTATCGCGAGACCATGAGTCATCATACAAGCAATCATCTAAAATAACAAATGCGCGGGGGTCGATTGTACTTCGTTTATATGTTTCGACTTCCTTTTTGATTTGTTTCAAAACAGTTTTTTGTCGTTTTAAGATATTTTCAATAATAGCAGTATTGTATTCATTGTGAATGAACAATTTTGGGACCATTTTTCCATAAAATCCGTTACCTTCTTCGGTTCCAGATATGACAGTTCCAATTGGTATTTCCTGGTGATAATATAGGAGGTCGCGAACAAGGAAACTCTTACCTGTATCACGACGACCAATAAGGACAACGACGGGCCCTTTTGATTCATTTGGTTTGAAACTGATATTTTTCATATCGAATTTTTTCAATTCTAGTGAGGCCATTCGTAATAAAACAATAAATTATATTTTGGATACTTTAACGCAACAAAAGAAAGTATAAGTTTAAAATCATATAAAACTTATATTTTAAATAGCTAATGGCATTAGTTGTAAACTATCAAAAGAGAAAGAACGCTGAACTTTTTAAAAGTTTAGAAGGTTCGTTACTTCTCTCTAAAATACAAAATTATATCCCAATTTATAACCGTTTTTTCTCCTTGAACGATACTAATTACAACTCTATAAACTTGAATCACAAATCGCATATTTCAAATGTCAGGAAAATCAACGACAAATTTAAATGTTGTATCAAAAGCATAGAAAGGGGGAAAGAAAAGGAGAAAGAAAAAGAAAAAGAAAAAGAAAAAGAAAAAGAAAAAGAAAATGTTGACATCTTTTTCAAAATGGCTCCACTGTTAGACCCCTTTAAATATTTGATTGGGAAATATGATACAAATGATCCAAACTTATTGACGTTACCAGATAATACCTCAACGGAAACAAGTGTTAACCCCAAATATGTAGATGTAAACAACTCAGCATATGTTGACGGGTTATTTCTGTATGTAACAAATTTTCTGTTACACGAGCACGGATTTATAAACGGCGTTGATTATTATGGTTCATTTCTTGCTATCAAAAATGACTTTAAATTGAACATTTTTGACGACATTGATTTTTTAAACGAGTCGTCGTTCTTTAAAAAAAACAGAAATATTCTATACAAGGTTGATGATTTCGACAATTTGTTTGACATCGATAACAACAGCGTTGCTTTAAAACCGATTAAAATCCAACATAATACTAGTGCGGGATCTTGTATTTCCTTAAAATCATTGAATGGGGAGTTATTTGAAAACATGTTTGATGATAACAATATGGCCGCAAGTGAAACGACCGCAAGTTTTGACGCGATGACAGTTGTCGAGTTGAATGATATCTCTTGTGTGAATGATATCCAAATAACTACACTGAGAAGTAATTCGAGCTGTTCATCAACATCGTCACACACTAACGACGGAGACGATGACACAGAAGACAACACAGAAGAAAATAATAAAGAAGACAGCGATACAGAATGGAGTGATGAATCCTCGTATACCGAAGAAGTAATTGAAGCAACAATACCCAAGTTCCCAGTACAGGTAATTTGTATGGAGAATTGTGAAAACACGTTTGACGACCTTATTTTAAATAATGAACTTTCGAATGATGAATGGTTTTCGGCTTTGATGCAGATTATAATGATTTTAATCACATATCAAAAGACATTTTCGTTTACCCACAATGACCTTCATACAAACAACGTAATGTATAATCAAACGGACAGGAAATTCGTTTATTATTTGTATGGAAAGAAATATTATAAAGTGCCAACATTTGGTCGAATCTTCAAAGTCATTGATTTTGGGCGGAGTATATACAAGGTAAATGGTAAGGTGTTTTGTAGCGACAGCTTCAAAATTGGAGGTGATGCTGCGACACAATATAATACAGAGCCCTTTTTCAATGATAAAAAGGCCCGTCTAGATCCCAACTTCAGTTTTGATTTGTGTAGACTGGCGTGTTCCATTTACGATTATGTGATCGACGACGCAAAACAAATCAAAAATCCAGTACACAAGGTGATATATGATTGGTGTCTCGACGACAGTGGTTGTAATCTTCTCTATAAAAATAATGGGGTCGAACGATATCCAGAATTCAAACTCTACAAGATGATTGCCAGGTGTGTTCATAATCATACTCCCCAATTACAATTGGACAGACCTGAATTTAAAAAATATGAATTCATTGGAAAAGTCAAGGGAGATATAGTTGACATTGATAAAATGCCCGTGTGCGTATAATTCTCTTTTAGAAATCCACTTTTTTCACGAAGTAATGAAAAGTGGAGCAAAACAAATATGGGGGGGGGGGGGGTTTAAGCCCCGCGGAGAACAAAACACAGTCGCTAAGCTTTTGGCTTCTTGCTTCGCTAAACGCTTTTTTCACAAAGTTATGAAAGGTGGATTACAATATACTGATAATACATTTAGCATATTGTAATACAACAATCCTTTAGAAAATCAACCTTTTCCAAAAAATTGATTTTTAATGTGAAAAATAATAATATTTTGTTCAATTAGATGGACAACTATGGTTTTATAATAACAAGACATGTTAATTCCGCGAAAACAAACAAATACTGGAATAATTCCATTCGTTGTATACGGCGCTTTTACCCGTACAAGAAAATTGTTATCATCGATGACAATAGTAACCCCGAGTTTTTGACCGCGGAAAATGATTATACCAATGTGGAAATTATCCAATCGGAGTTTTGTGGTCGCGGAGAATTACTCCCGTATTACTATTATCAAAAACACAAATGGTTTGAAAACGCAGTTATAATACACGATAGTGTTTTTTTTCACAGACGCTTCAGCTTTGAACGAATTATAGGTCTTCGAGTATTACCACTGTGGTCGTTTGATGCTGATAAAGAAAACAGACCCAACACATTGCGTATAGCAAATAAATTAAAAAATGGGTATGTGATCAAAAAAATGCTGTCACATGAGTTCGAGTCTAAATTTTTCCTGAATGAAGATAAATGGAACGGTTGTTTCGGTGTTCAAAGCTTTATAAATCATGGTTTTTTACAATCCCTGGAAAGGAAATATGGCATTTCAAATATGATAGAAGCCGTCAAATGTAGGGCCGATAGATGTTCGCTCGAGAGAATATTTGGGGCCCTATTCTGTAAAGAATGTAAAGAAGTAGTCAGGTTAAAATCACTATTTGGAAATATCATGAAATACCAATCTTGGGGATATACATATGATAACTACGAAACAGATTTGAAACGAAACAAAATACCCAAATCAATTGTAAAGGTGTGGACCGGGCGATAAAGTCGCTTTTGAAAAAAGCGAGCAAAATTTTGTTCCCTTTTTTTCACGAAGTCTTACGAAGTTGTAGAAAAGGGAGTTACACTCAGTGCGTCGCCAAAAACATATTATTAACTCCGCTAACCTGGACAATCTTGTATGATAACTGCTTGATAAAATCAAATAAATCATCATTTCTATCGTTTGATTCAAACAAAATTGTTGGGTAGTTTGAGTTTTTCAGCGTTTCGACCGCACCCTTCAAAACATTCAACTCGTTCTCCTCTACATCCATTTTAATAAACCCAATATTTTTAAGACCAAGACTGTCAAGTGTTCGAATAGTAACCGTCTCAGTTGTTAATACCTGATTTTGATTCTTTATAAGCGTTGACCCTCCTCCGTCATTGCTTACAATGAATAACTCCTTTTCGCCAACCTGTTCAGGTGATCCCAACCCAAAATTAAGACACGTAACATTTTTCAAATTCGAAAGGGCGACACTTCCACACAAAGAGTAGTATGTCATTCTTTGGGGTTCAAATGAATACACCTGTTGACTTCTATTTGCCAAACAAAGTGAATATGTGCCGCTGTGAGCTCCAATATCTAAAGTAGTTTTGTTACTGAAACAAAACTGCTTTGACCACTCAATCAAACTTGATTCAAACAAACCATGGTTTGAATAATAACTCAGATTATTTGACGGTAGAATAAACATCAATTTATCCATATTAATAATCTGGTTGTTTCTATTATCAGTAACATCTTCAGCCTTAGACTTAGTTAGTATAAAATATTCACAGGACATTGATTTTATACTAAGTATACCTTTATATCATTGTTTCTAAAACTCTGGATTGTCTGTAAACACTTGTTGTGATACCGGGCCTTCACCGCTCATCGGCTTCAACTGTTCCATGACAAAAATACCAAAAACAACACTAAAATAGACCAACAACGCATCACGTATTAATAATTTCAGTGGTTTGCTCTCCTTGTCGACAAATCGCATTTCGACGAATTTCGCAATTAAAAACACGACTGAAATTATTCCCGCTATAAAAAACATATTGTCCATTTACAATACCCATAAACATTCTTCTTTCGTCTTTTACGCAATTACTCCAATAACTCAAATTCAATTTCTTCGTTCAATTCTGGGAATTTTATTTTAGGTTCACCGATCTCATGAACATCTAAATCTGTAAGGTCAAATGATTCAGGCGAAATTGATATTTTATCACCATCTTCTTCTGCTTTCTCCTTCGCACGTTTTACACTGATCTCATTCAAAAATTCAATAGTTTTGGGGGCACTGACAGGAGTTACATTATCATTAATGTCTTTTACATAATCAACATCATCGAATGATAATTTAGTTGCAGGTTCATCCTTCGTTTGGACTACAGACACAGGCGTAATAACCTGTTCAGTTTCTTTCACAGCTTCGGGCTCGGGATCAATCACATCTTCCTTGATCTCTTCAATTAACTCTTCTTCTACATATTCATCTTGCATATATTCTTTCAAGATAGCCTCAACTGGGATGCTTTCCCGTATAGTGTTCAAAATACACTCCTGAACAATGATTTCAAGTTCACGGTTTTGTTTTTGTATTTGAAGTGGTGGAATCCCCAACTCAAACAGATATACGTTTTTGTATACCTTTCTTGCGACACTAATGTAAACCTTGTGAATAAAATCGTCCAACTTGGGAATATTGATGTCAATCTTTTTCTGTTTTTGGCCAACCCGAACAGCGGTTAAAATTTTCAGTTGAATAATGTGAACACACGTTACCAAATCTTCTAAATACAAGCATCCACTTTTGTCGCAGATTCTCTTTCGTTCTGTTTCTATAATAGTGTTATTCCATTTTGGGATTCTAGATACAAAATTTTGAAATGTCATAAGGTATTTGTCCATTTCACCATTTTCCTTACACAATTTGACCGCTTCTTCGATAATCGATTTATAACCATCAATTACGAGAGGGGTTAAAATTGTGACTAAGCGAGCAGACCATTCATTTCGGCTTTCGTGTAACGTGGCTACATTAAAATCATCCATGTTACATAAATGAAATATTTTCTAAAGATAGTTCTAAACTTAAAAACATAAAGTTTAAAATAAATAACATCACTATTTTTTCATTCCTAAATTCCTTTCGAACACGATGGAATGCGATTAACAATTCATATCTTCGTTCAGTCGTTAAACAAGGATATGGATTATCAAGTAGCTTTAATATGTCTAAACCGCTATATCCCTTTTCATATAACAGCGAACAAAACGTCATTAACGCCTTCACACTGGTGTTTTTGTCGATTGATTTTGTAATTTCCTTTTTCAGTTTATCCAAGCGGTTTGTATTTACATTGTTCATTTTAAACGTCTCTTCTAAATTATACTTGTAAAGATTGATCGTCTTACCATCATGTGTTGGTTCAGGAACATAAATTTCACAAAATCTCGACAATATCGGTTTTAGCAGGTTGTATTTGTCTTCTACAACAATGAAAAATCGGGTGTTGTGACTAAACAATTCAATACATCTACGCAGTGCCGATTGGGCATCCATTGTAAGTTTATCGGCATTGAGTAAAATAATACTTTTGAAAATATCCCCGCCATTTGAATTAATATGTGTCTTGGCAAAGAATTTTAACTCATCGCGTATAAACTTAATACCCTTTCCGTGAGCACAATTGACATACATTACCAACGACTTTATTTTTTCTCTATCGTGTTCATATATGCTATGTATGAATTCATTCACGAGAGTTCGTTTTCCACCCCCGGTTGGTCCATGAAATATAATATTGGGGATTTTGTGTTTCAACTGGAAGTATTCCAATTTTTCCTTTATTTTTTGATGAATATGTAATGACATTGTAGAACTTGTTATTATATATGAGTTGTTTTTAAGTGTGTTTTTAACGCAATCTTCCACTTTTCACGGGGGTAAACCCCCGTAAGCCCCCTCCCAAAAGGGAGATTTGGTTCAACCTTTTCCAAAGGTTGAGTGGAGCAAAATGGGTATTTCTATGGAAGGGGGGATATTACGCAAATGGGGGCTTACGGGGGCTGTGCCCCCGTGGATTAGACAGACGTCGTCAACGAATGCGTATACGGATTCGACCTGAATGCTTGTAACAAGTCGCCATCTATGCGGGCACAGTTGATATTTTCGTCATACGTTTGACGACCGTTCTGTTTTCCGTACACTTCTTTCGACGGAGGCATGGGAACAACCGACGAAGGAGCACTCACGCGATAATTGAACCTATCGCTATCTTGACGAGCAATATTTACATTCATTTGCGTGTTGAATAATTGCGTCCCTCCCTGATTTGGGCGATTGTCAATTGTCGCAGACTTTATATCATTATTGTGTTGTCTGTATGCCGCATCATACAGGACATCGCCATATTGTGTGCC